TCCACCTGGTGACAGGTGGTCTCTAGTTGATGATTCAACGGTTTACAAAAACATTACCGATACTTTAGAAGCATGGTTTCATAAAACTGGTGAAAAAGCAGAATTTAGACTTGCTCCTTTAGATAGCAAGTTGTATGTTATACGTAATAAAGAAGTAGAAATAAAACCACCCCCAGTTAAAAAATATAACCTATATGGTGACCGCGACTAGAGATCATACATTATTAGTTGAGAAATATCGTTCTAAAACATTAGACAGTTATGTTGGAAATGAACACATCAAAAAGACTATCCAACAGTACCTTGGTCAAAACGATATTCAAAATCTGATATTTTATGGTCCTGCTGGAACAGGTAAAACTACTCTAGCAAAGCTTATTGTTAACAATCTTGAGTGTGATTATCTTTATATTAACGCAAGTGATGAAAGAGGTATTGAAACCATTAGAGATAAGGTTTCGGGGTTCGCATCAACTGCTTCATTCAAACCACTCAAAGTAGTTATCTTAGATGAGGCAGATTTTTTAACAATTCAAGCACAGGCTTCACTTAGAAACGTAATCGAGACATTTTCTCGTACTACACGTTTTATTATGACGTGTAATTATGTTGAGCGTATTATCGATCCCCTCCAATCACGTTGCCAGGTACTTAAAATTGTTCCACCTAGTAAAGGTGAAGTAGCAGCTCATATTGCTTGGATTTTAGGAGAAGAAAATACTAGTTTTGAATTACAAGATATTAAAACCATTACCAACCAATTCTACCCAGATTTACGTAAATGTCTTAATACAGTACAACTATCAACTCAGGATAATAAATTAACAATAGATAAATCAGTACTCGTTTCTTCTAATTATATGACTCAAGTACTAAAAGAATTAAATAATGTTAAACCTAAATGGCGTGAGATACGTCAAATTATCGCTAACGCTAATGTTAGCGATTTTGAAGAGCTTTACCGTTATCTTTATGATAACGCTAATGTATATGCAAGTGGTCGTGAAGGGATGGTTGCAATCTTTATCAACGAATACTCTTATCAAGCCAACTTTCGAATTGATAAAGAAATTAACGTAATGGCACTTATCGCAAAATTAATTGAATTAAAATAAATAAAAATGGATCAAGGAATGAATCAACCAAACATCGACCTCAAAAACACAGAGTCGGTAGAACACGAAAATGGTATAGTATGGACTCAAGGATTTATTATCCGTAAAGTCTCTAAATTCGTAGCAGGAACACCTGAAGATGCTTTCATGCCAATCCCAGTATTTTATGATGCTGTTAGTGGTGAAATTTTACAAGGTACACTACCAAAAGAGCTAAGAGATGAAGCAGGTGACAACCCTCTTCGAGTGGTTGAATGAGGTAACACTCTATAAAACAGCTCCTGAAGATATTTCGCAAGATTCATGGGATAAATTTAATTCTTACATGATACATAGATACGTATCTATGAACATGGATTACATTGATATAGTAAACTATGTTCAAAAGGTTAATCCACAAAGTAAGAAACAGATTTATTCCATTTATCGCGAAATGTTACCTAAAAGAAAAGTTTATCTTAAGTACGTAAAAAACGAAAACAAACGAAATTATCAAGAACTAGCCGAATATATTGCTGATTACCTAGAATGTAGTTTAGGAGAAGCAGATGAATATATTGATATTTTACAAGATATAGGTGTTAGAGGTATTCTATGGAAAATGGGAGTAGAAGAAATTGAAACAGAAAAGTTAATTAAAAAAGCAAAGTTATGAGTAAATTAAGGGACATGCTCTTTACTTCAGCACATGCTGATAGAGCAAAAGCATTATTAACTCTAGATATATTAGAGAACAACGCAGCAGGTATTGGTGATCATTCAACAGATGATTTTTATAAGAATGCTGAGGAAGCTCTTGCTATGTTAGTAGAAGCTGATGATCGTTTAGAAGCAATTGAAAAATATTTAGTTAAAAAGCAAGTTGTATAAAATGCCAGAATTTGACCCATTTGGAAACCGTTGGGAAGAACACCCAAGTTCCGCAGATTCAAAGATAAAAGATAAAGTTAAACATGCTCTCTCATCTACCGAAATCCTTAAAAGTGAGTATCCTCATATTTACTCTGGTTATATGGCTATCGTGGAAGAGCAGTTGGAGTTATTTAGCAAAAAGCATCTTGACTATGGTATGTCTAATATTAGCGCTGGTACTTTACTTGCTACTGAAGAGGAAAGGTCTTTTGCTCTTACAGGACTATGGTATAGAATAAGTGATAAAATTAGTAGATGGAAAAATTTATTAATTACAAATCAAGTTGTTAATAATGAACCCTTAACTGACACATACCAGGATATTGTAAATTATGGAATTATCGCTCAGTTAGTAGAGCGCAATCTATGGAAAAAGTAAAATTAGTTATATTTGATTTGGATGGTGTTTTAGTTGAAGCTAAAAACATTCATTATGATGCCCTAAACCAGGCGTTAGGTAAAGACTATGTTATTGGTTGGAATGAACATCTCTCAGTTTATGATGGGTTAAAGACTAACCAAAAATTAGAAATGCTTACTGAACGTAAGGGTTTACCTACAGAATTACATTCTAAAATTTGGGAAAGTAAACAAAAACATACACTTCAAATGCTTAAAGAACTTCAACCAGATGAAACATTACAATCTGTAATGAATTCTCTAGTTGAGTGTGGTTATAAAATTGCTGTATGTTCTAATTCAATACGAAAAACTGTATTAACAGTTCTATCTAAATTAGGAATAATGGAGTTTATGGATTTAGTTATATCTAATGAAGATGTAAAAAATTCCAAACCCCACCCTGAAATGTACTGGAAAGCAATTTCAATGATGAGCTGTTTACCTGAAGAAACATTAATAGTAGAAGATTCACCTTATGGTTTATTAGCGGCATCACGTTCTAAATCTCATGTATTAAGAGTTACTAAGCCTCAGGATGTTACTTATGATAACATTTTTAATAAACTAATAGAAATAGAAAAAGGTCAAATTATGTCAACACCTAAATGGACAGATAAAAAACTTAATGTTTTAATCCCAATGGCTGGAGAAGGTAGTAGATTTACTACTGCTGGTTATACTTTCCCAAAGCCCTTAATTGATGTTAAAGGTAAACCTATGATTCAAGTTGTAGTAGAGAACCTAAACATGGATGCTAATTTCATATTTGTAGTAAGAAAAGAACACAGAGAAAAATACAATCTCGATTCTTTACTCAAGTTAATCGCACCAGGTTGTCGAATCGTGGAGACCGATGGATTAACTGAGGGAGCAGCGTGTACCGCGTTATTAGCCAAAGATTTCATTAATAATGACGCACCATTATTTTTCGCTAATAGTGATCAATTTGTAGAGTGGGATTCTAATGAATTCATGTATAAAATGAATGAAACAAACGCAGATGGTGGTATTGTTTCGTTTACAGCAACCCACCCAAAATGGTCATTCGCTAAAATTGATGAAAACGGGTTGGTTACTGAAGTAGCTGAGAAAAACCCAATCTCAGATATTGCTACTGTAGGTTATTATTGGTGGAAAAATGGTTCAGATTTTGTAAAATATGCTGAACAAATGATTGAGAAAGATATGCGTATCAGCGGTGAGTTTTATGTCTGTCCTGTATTTAATGAGGCGATAGCAGATAAAAAAGAAATCCGTACATTTAATACAGATGGTATGTGGGGGTTAGGTACTCCTGAAGATTTAAAATATTATTTAGAAAATAAAAGATGAAATTAATATCACATAGGGGTAACTTAAACGGTCCTATCCCAGAACGCGAAAACCACCCAGATTATATTTACGAAGCACTCCAAGCTGGGTATGATGTAGAAATTGATGTTTGGTGGGTAGATGGTAAATTTAAATTAGGTCATGATAAACCACAATATGATTTCCCATTTGATTTATTAAGTAACTTTTACAATAAACTCTGGATCCATTGTAAAGATATGGAATCACTATCCCAATTAAACGAGTTAGATTCTACAGGTACTAAATTAAATTATTTTTCTCATGAAAATGACCTTGGAGTTTTAACTTCTCGTAATTATATTTGGTCAACAAGTGCGTATAAACGAGGTATTTTAGTGATGCCTGAGTTTTTTGGTAGTGACCCAACTGAAGACACACTTGGAGTATGTAGTGATTATATAATAAATTATAAATAAATAAATAATATAAATTTATGTTTAGCCCCGAAAACAAAATCCCCTTATTTAAGGTATTTATGGCAGATACTGCTGCCCCTGAAGTAACAAAAATCCTTAATAGCGGTTATATAGGTCAAGGACCTAAAGTTGATGAATTTGAAAACAACTTAAAAAAATATTTCAACCATGATTACGTCCAAACAGTAAATGCCGGTACTTCAGCTTTACATTTAGCACTCCACCTATTAAAAAAACCAGCAACACATAAACAAAATTTTGATGGTGTAGCTTTTTGGGACCAAAAATGGTCTGGTTTAGAACCGGGAGATGAAGTGTTAGCAACTGCTATGACTTGTACGGCATCAAATTGGCCTGTATTAGCTAATGGTTTAAAATTAAAATGGGTAGATATTGACCCAGATACATTAAACATGGATCTCGATGATTTAGCGCGGAAAATTACCGCAAAAACTAAAGTAATTATGTTGGTTCACTGGGGTGGGTATCCTAATGATTTAGATCGCATAAAAGCGATACAAGATAAAGCATATAAAATGCATGGTTTTAGACCTGCTATAATAGAAGATGGAGCACATTCATTTGGTTCAGAATATAAAGGTAAGCGAATTGGAAATCATGGTAATTTAACCATGTTCTCTCTTCAAGCTATCAAACATATTACCTCTATTGATGGTGGTATTTTAAGTTCACCTCATAAAGAATTACACCAAAGAGGTAAATTAATTCGTTGGTATGGTATCGATAGAGATAGTGATAGAAAAGATTTTCGTTGCGAAGCTGACATTGAGGAATGGGGTTATAAATTCCATATGAATGATGTTTGTGCTACTGTAGGTATAGAGAATATGAAACATGCGGATGAAATTGTTTCTAAACATAGAGAGAATGCTGCTTACTATGATGAACACCTTCAAGATGTAGAAGGCGTAACTTTGTTAAAACGTGAAAAAGGATTTGATTCTGCGTTTTGGATTTATTCTCTAAAAGTAGAAGATAGAGCAGGATTTTATAAACACATGGATAAATGTAATATAGCTGTTTCTCAAGTTCATGAACGTAATGATAAACATACTTGTGTTAGAGAATTCCAATCAGAACTACCAAACTTGGATAAAACAATAGGAAAAATAGTTTCAATCCCAGTAGGTTGGTGGTTAACTCCTGAAGAAAGAGAATATATTGTAGAATGTATTAAAAAAGGCTGGTAATGAAAGATACTTTTCCTATAATTACAGGTTCAGGCACAAAATAGTATCAATGAAAAAGTTCGATTATATAGCAGCATTTTATTTAGGTCCAAGACGATCTACATTTTATAATGAATTGGGTACTGAAAATAAACTTTTTTTAATTAAAGAACATATAAAATATCTTCAAACCCAACCAAAAGGATTAAATAATGTATATTTTGTATTTAATACAGATAATTCAACATCCTCTTTATCTAAGGCGGTTGAAAATTATATTAAAACTTTCCCCTTAAATATTAATGTCATCTTTAGAGATAATACTGGTCTTTCATACGGTGCTTGGGAGGAAATACTTTTTAATATTAAAGATTCAACTACTTCTGATTATGCTTTTTTAATTGAAGACGACTATATACCTACATCCCCAAATTCTATAGAACCTTTTCTCAAAGCAATCCAAGACGGAAAAAATGTAGGATACGTTGCTCAATTAATTAACAGTAATGTAAGAGTTGGAGCCTCCAATGATGGGGATATACACCACCATGCTGCTATAAGTAATGGGTTAATTAGTTACCAAGCCATCAAAGCAACAATTGAGAAACATCATATACTCTTTAAAATAAGACGTGGTGAATCTAATTACACAGATGGAACCTTTAACCAAACCTATTTTTTAAACCACTTAATCAACTCAGGATATCAGTTAGTATCCCTATCAGAAAACCATCTTCACCCTTTCTATGATGTACTTACAGAAGGCATAGTATTTTATGGTAATAGAAAGGGAAAAATTTTAATAAAACCCATATTAAGTGATATTACAATATCTCCTTTAACTAAAGACAATTTACCTTTTTTGTTAGAAATAAGAAATGATGATAGTACTAGAAAATATTTAGAAAATAACTCTATTTTTACTTTAGAAGAATGCCAAAAATGGTTTTCTTCTACTAATCCTGAATGGTATATTATTTCACATAATAATACAAAGGTAGGTTATATAAGATCAACACCAAATGGTGAAGTTGGGGTAGACATTCATCCTGACTTTAGAAGAAAGGGTTATGCTCGAAAAGCGTATGAAGAATATTTAAGATACCGAAAATTTGCTACCTTATGGGTTTTTGAAGATAATTTTGCTCTAAAGTTATATACAGATTTAGGTTTTACTTCTACTGGGATTAATAAAAAAATTCGGAATAGAAGCTATATACAAATGTCTTACTATAATGAACAAAAATGAAAGATTTAATTCTAATAACAACATACGCTCCTGATAACCCCAGGAGAAGTATGCTAAGGGATTTCGTAAAGTCAATAAATAAAGACCTATTTGATATTATGGTAGTTAGCCATAGTAGCATCCCAGAGGATATTATAGATAATATTAACTATTTTGTTTATGATTCTGATAATTCTCTATTAACTGATGTTGAGTACAAATATCAAATGTACTACAATAGTGATAAATTTAAAGTTTTCACTACAGAAAACCGCCCATTTAATCATACATTAGCAGCTTTAAAATTAGTTACTTTAGGCTTATCAACAGCACGTACTGAGGGATATAAAAAAGTACATTGTATAGAATATGATACAGATTTCCAATCAGATAAAGAATTTATAGAAAATTCAAAATTACTAGATGAACATAGTTTAGTATTTTATAAAACAGATTATCCCCCTTCTATCATAAGCTTTCCTGTTTCCTTTAATATAGATAAGATTAATAACCAATGGTTTGAATTTGATAAAGGATCTTTAGAAGAATGGGTAAGAAATGATCCCTTTAAAACCATAGAAAATTATGAGATTTTACTAATAAGGAAGGAAAATTCCTATGAAAAATTTTATACTAAACTTAAAGAAAACGGAATTATTATTAATCTTTACTACTCAGGAGGTGAAGATGTGTGGGTAACCCCCGTAGTAGATAATAATAATAATCTAATGTTATTTAGTTGGAATAAAATAAACACTTTCCAATTAGAAGATACATTATTGTATAATATAAAAGCTATTATTAATAACGAATCTTACCATAATTTAAACGTATCTTTAAATACTTGGAATTTAAAGGTACTAGGAAATTTTAATGATATTAATACTTTAACCATTATTAGAAATGGTAAAAAGATTATTGATTATGATTTTGATAAAATCAATAAAGATAAATACCAATCCCTAAATTATATAGAATACATTTAATTTTTATGTTAAAAGATAATAAAATTTTAATCTTACTATTTTACTATGATAGACCCGAAATAGTAAAAAATGCTCTAAAAAGCATTAATAAAAGTAGCTATAAAAATTTTACAATAGCTTTTATAGATGATGGAAGCACCAACCCAGGTAAACCTATAGTAGAACAAATTCTAGACCCTGAGTTGTTAGAGAAAGTTACTTTTTATAATACAAACCATACAGTTGAAGATAAAATATCTCAAGGTGGGAGTATTTTTGGTAAATTAGCAAATAAATCAATTAAAGATTCCCAATGTGATCTAACCCTTATGTTATGTGATGATGATGCTCTAACCCCAGGTTATTTAGAATATCTTAATAGTTACTTTAACTTAAACCCTGAAGTAAACCATTGTTATAGTAAAGTTCTATTTTTTGACCCTACTAAAGAAGATTATACAAAAAGTAAAGATTCAACTACATTTTCACATCCTGGTACTACTTATAATCTAAACCATTATACAACCCCCATAAACCCATATTGTAAAGTTGATTCATCACAAGTAGCATGGAGGGTTAAATGTAATATAGAAAATGATATTTGGTTTCCATACCCTCAAACCCGGAATTTAGATGCTTCTCTATATAAAGAACTTTACCTTAAATGTGGTCCTTCATATCCAACTCATTTTTTTGGTCAATGTAAGGGATCTTTTAAGGATCAATTAGGGAATCGTTATAATCATAACAAAAATGAATATAAAGTAAATAAATCATGAACGATAGAACCTGTTATATAATTAATTTTTATTTAGGAGAAAGAAGAAAAACAACTAGGTATAGTTACCAAAATGATAAATTATATTTTTTAAAATCTCAAATAGAAACTTTAGAAAAATACTCCCATTCCCTTACTAAAATTATTTTTAATTTTAACATAAGAGAAGAAGATTATCCTCTAATATCTACTATTTTTAAAATCACCCCTAAATTTATCCAAGGTACTGAAATTGAAATTAATTTTAGGGAAAACATAGGAATGAGTTATGGGGCTTGGTCTGATTTATCTTTAAAATATAAAGATGAATTTGATTACTTTATTTTTAATGAAGATGATTATTTCTTCATCCAGAACAATTGGGATTCATATTTAAGAGATAAATATATAAGCTATCCTGACTGCGGTTATCTTTGTTTAGCTATAAGAGAACCTAATATCTGGAATGAGTATAAAAAATATGCAGGCCATGCTTCAGGTATTACCTCAACATCTAATTTGCAAAAAGTTATAGATAAACATGGTCGTATACCTTTTTATAGAACTTCTACAGAATATTCTCAAGGTGAAAAGTCTCAACATATTTTTTCTTTTTCATACTTAGAAGTTGGGTTAAACATATATGACATTAGGGATGATTATAAACTTGATTTTGCCTGGACATCAGGAGATGAATATGACATTCAAAGATTTTTTTATTGGAACAGTCTTCCTCTATGCACCCCAGCACGTTTATATGAATTCGGGGACCACATTTGGTACCAAGCCTCAGATACTGAGTTCCTTGATATCTATAAACCTACTACATTAGAACAGGCTCTAAAATGTTACAATGATAAATTACCATATTACGATGTAATAACCTAGAAGATTTCACCAATAAAAATTGGCTTCTTTAATAATTTTTCGTATATTCATGTCTATGGCTAAGAAAAAACAACCTAAAATAGTTAGGGAAATACAAAATAACCCACCTGAACCTGTTAATTTTGCGTTCGAAAAGAATATTTCGTATTCTCAATTGTCAATGTATACACAATGCCCTAAAAAATGGGCACTACAGTATAGAGATGGGCATAAAGTAAGAGAACAAAGCATTCATATGACATTTGGAACAGCTTTACACGAGACACTCCAGATGTATTTAGATGTAGTATATAACAAAAGTGGTGCTGAAGCTGATAGAATAGATTTAGAAACTGATTTTGAAACACGATTAAGAGATTGTTATGCTGAAGCTTATAAACAAAATAAAAACGAGCATTTTACTGACGCCACAACACTTCGAGAATTCTATTCCGACGGTGTTGAAATTATAAGGTATTTAAAACGAAATAGGGGTAAATATTTTACTAAACGTGGTTGGTCGTTAGTAGGTTGTGAGGTACCAATTGTATTGGCGCCTAATCCGCATTTACCGCGCGTTAAATACATGGGCTTCTTAGACGTCGTGTTATACCATGAAGGCACAGATAAATTCGTTATAATCGACATAAAAACATCCACTCGTGGATGGAACGATAAAGTAAAGAAAGATAAATCAAAACAACACCAATTAGTGTTGTATAAAAAATTCTTTGCTCAACAATATAATGTTCCAATAGATAATATTGAAATCGAGTTTTTTATTGTAAAACGTAAATTATATGAATCACAAGATTTTGTAATTAAACGTATACAACAATTTAAACCACCTTCAGGCAAAACTTCAGTAAACCAAGCAACAAAATCCCTAAATGAATTTATGGATAATTGTTTTACAAGTGAAGGGTATAATGAAAAAAATATGCCTGCTTTAACTAATAATAATTGTAAATGGTGCCCTTACCATAAAACTCACTTATGTGATGCGACCTTTGGGGGATAATAATATACGTATATAAAAATATAATAAATAACGTTATGGCTAGTACAGATAAAACACTTACAAGTGTTAAAATTAAAAGTGATTTATTCAATGAATTCAAAATTGAATGTGTAAAGCGTAAGTTTTCATTCCAGAAACTTGCTGATCGCGCTATTCATTTGTATCTTACAGATGAAGATTTTAGAAAACAAATTAACAATCACAACAACTTAGAACTTTAAGTAAATGAAAGAAGGTTATATTCCTAAGGAGCAGAGAAAAAATATTCTACTGCTTACTGATGACATCCGTTTTACATCAGGTGTAGGTAATGTAGGTAAAGAAATAGTTTTACATACAGCACATCGCTACAATTGGTATAATTTGGGTGCAGCAATGAAACACCCAGATCAAGGCAAAATATTTGATTTGTCTGAAGAGATTAACAAAACCATGGGTTTGGATGATGCTGAAGTATTGATCCAACCTAATAACGGTTATGGTGATCCTAGATTACTACGCCAATTAATGGAACAACGTAAAATTGATGCTATATTTTTAATTACTGACCCACGTTATTT